CTGGGAAGCATATCCTGCGGAGCAGAAGCCGGTGGGCGTGGTGATGGCGGACGACGTGAAGCTGCTCGGGCAGTACCTGAAACAGATGGGGAACATGATGGCCGCCATGCAGAAGCGGATGGATGAACTGGAAGCCCGGCAGGCCCAGGTGACGATCAGCCACGCGGACGTGAAAAGGCTGCAGGCGATGATCCGGATCCGGGTGCAGGATATCTGCGGGAAGTATCAGCTGACGGACAAGGACAGCGGGCGGATCCTCCGGGCTGCGATCAGGAAGGACCTGATGAAGCGGTTTCTGGTGAAGGATCTGCACGATCTGCCGGAGAGGGCGCTGGCATCTGCGGAGAACGCGATCGGCAGCTGGACGAATATCCGGCTGGTAATGGAAAGGAGAAGCGGACATGAATAAATACCAGATCATCGGAAACCTGGTAAGGGATCCGGAAACAGGCACCACGGAGAGCGGGGTGCACTGGTGCAGCTTCACGGTGGCGGCACGGAAACGGCGCCACAAGGACGGAGAGCCGGACGCCGAGTTCGTGCGGGTGACGGCATGGCGCGGGCTGGGCGACAGCTGCGCGAAGTACCTGAGCAAAGGGAAAAAGGTCTACGTGGACGGCGAACCGAAGGCCAGGCCCTGGCAGTCTGAGGACGGAACGCTCCGGGCACAGATTGAGCTGACGGCTGAAGAGGTTGAATTCCTGAGCAGCAGGGGCAGCGGACAGGCAGACGATCCGAACGAGAGATGGCCGGAAGAGCCGGAGTGCCCGGTGTAAGCCGGGAAGGCGAGGACAGGAGGGACAGGAATGTATAAGGATCTGATCAGTTACCTGGCTTTTACTTACGGATTTATCTGCAAGGGCCGGGGAAAGATTAAAAGCGGAGTGCTGCAGAGGATCACGGACGGCGCACATGCCGTGGTGTCCGCTGCGGCGCCGGTTCTTGGAAACGAGCAGGAACAGGAAGAGGACAGGAAGGATCTGCAGCTGGCCTGCAAGATGGACCAGCAGATCGAGGAGGCCACGGTTTTCCTGCTGAGCCTGGAAAACACGCTATGAACGACAGGCAGATCTGGTACCTGTGCGACCCGGAGAAGAACACGGCCTGCCGGAAGACCTCCTGCAGGAGGACGCACCTGGAGAACAAAGCCTGCCGGTGCATGCTGACCAGCAAGCGGGACGCGGCGATCCGGACCGGCAGCGGGAAGGCCGTGCTGGTGGTGATCCGGAGGACAAAGAACGGGTTTCTCCATGAAGTGAAGGAAGAAGGACAGGGAAATGAGTGACCTGGAATGGATCGGAATCGGATGCGCGGTGATGATCGGCCTGGGGCTTTTCCTGGTGATGACGGGACGGGACCGGGGCGAGCGGCTGACCGGATGGCTGGCGATCGCTCCCGGGGTGATCCTGCTGATCTGCGTGGTGCACGATATGTTGTTTTGCTGGTGATCGGGCGGGAAGCGCCCGCAGCCATTCCAGGTGGATCCGGATTAAGGCGCTGCAGTGACAGGCGATCCGGGCTTTAGAGATAGAAAGAAAGGAGACCGCAGATGGATCTGAAGCAGCTTTTAACCATGCTGCAGGGAGTGAGCGGTCCGAACAGCAGCGGGGAATATACCGCAAAATGCCCGGCCCACCAGGACCGGACGGCCAGCCTGACGGTGACGGCGAAGAACAGCCCGAAGGACGGGAAGGAACGGATCTACCTGTGCTGCCATGCCGGGTGTGAAAACAGCGCCGTGATGCAGGCGCTGGGGATCACGGCGAAAGATTTAGTCGTGAAGCCCGACGAGGCTGTGAAGGCGAAGGGGAAGGGAAAACGGCCTGGCGGCCGGAATCAAAACGGCCTGCGGGCCGGAGGAGATCCTTCGACGCGGGCTGACGCCCTTGCTCAGGATGACACTAATGCGCCTGGGGGTTCCGTTGAGAAGGTGGGCGGCATGGTGGTGCACACGGTACCGGAAGAGAAGAAAGATGAGCTGATCCCGGACTGGGAGCACCCGGACCGGGTGTACAGCTACACGGACGAGAACGGGCAGGAGCTGTTCCAGGTGGTGCGGCTGCACTACAAGGACGGAAAGCCCGGGAAGACCTTCCGGCAGCGGATGCACGCGCCGAAGGATCCGAAGGCGAACCGGCTGGGCTACGTGAACACCGTGCCGGCGGAGATCCGGGACGTGACGCTGTACAGGCTGCCGAACGTGATCAAAGCGATCAGCGAAGGCAAGCCGGTTTTTGTCGTCGAGGGCGAGAAGGACGTGGAGACCCTGGAGCGGCTGGGGCACTGCGCCACGTGCAACCCGGGCGGCGCCGGAAAGTGGCGGGAAGGCTACAGCCGGCGGCTGACAGGGGCGGACGTGATCATCCTGCCGGACAACGACAGCAAGGGCAACGACTACACCGGACAGAACCACGCCTACGACGTGGCGCTGAAGCTGAAGGGGATCGCGAAGCGGATCCGGCTGGTGGACATCAAGGAAGCCTGTCCGGAGCTGCCGGAGAAGGGCGACATCAGCGACATGGTGCAGATCATGGGCGACGTCGACGCGATGGATGCCCTGGCGCGGCAGGTGGCTGCTACCCGGGACTTCGATCCGGAGACGGTGCCCTTCTGGCTGACACCGATGGAACAGGCGGAAAAGCTGTACGGCGCGGTGAAGGGCTACGGGGTTGCCAACGGGGCGATCTGCCAGGAAACCGGCAACGAGACGAAGCCCCTGTGCGACTTTGTGGTGCTGCCCCGGATGGAACTGGAAAAGGACGACGGGGTGAACGTGAGCAAGTACTTCGTGCTGGACGGATGGAGCGCCGGCGGGCGGAAACTGCCGCGGGTGTCGGTGCGGGCCAGCGAGCTGGAAGGCATGAACTGGGTGACGGAAAAGTGGGGCTTTGACGCCAGCCTGACCCCGGGAAGCACCACCAAGGGTAAGGTGGCCTGGGCGATCAAAAAGGTGGGCCAGATGACCGCGAAGCGGGTGACGGAATACAACCATACCGGATGGCGGAAGATCGGCGGGAAATGGTGCTACCTGTACCACGGCGGGGCCGTGGGGATGGACGGGATCACGGTGGACATGGGCGACGCGCTGAAGAACTACCGGCTGGACGGGGGCGGCGCCCAGGGCTTTGACGAGATCCCCTTCACGGAAGCGGCGAAGGAAAGCCTGCGGATCCAGGACGTGATGAAGGAAGAGATCGGCATCGCGCTGCTGGGGACGATTTACCTGGCGCCGCTGCGTGAGTGGATGAGCCAGACGGACATCGTGCCGGCCTTCGCGCTCTTCCTGTACGGGGAAAGCGGCACCCACAAGACCACAGCGGCCGCGCTGGCCATGAGCCACTTCGGCAACTTCCACGCGAAGAACCCGCCGGCCAGCTTCAACGACACAGGCAACCAGATCCGGAAGAAGGCCTTCCTGGTGAAGGACATGCCGATCCTGGTGGACGACTACCACCCGGTGACAAGCGTGCAGGAGAAGCGGCAGATGGCCGCCACGGCACAGACGCTTTCCCGGGCCTTCGGCGATGGCGTCGACCGTGGCCGGCTGAACGCGGACAGCTCCATCAAGGCGAACACACCGCCCCGGAGCGTGGCGATCATCACGGGGGAAGATCTGCCGGCGATCGGCGCCAGCGGCCTGGCCAGATACTTCATCCTGGACATCGACAAGGAGGACATCCCGGTGGGCAAGACACTGACGGAGCTGCAGGAAACCGCCCGGAAGGGATGGCTGCAGCGGGCGATGCGGGGGTACATCCTCTGGATCCTCAAACAGGCGGACGGGATGCCGGACCGGCTGCATGAAATGTTCCTGAAGTTCCGGGAAGACATCCACAAGGACGCGAAGGGCGGACATGACCGGGCGCCGGAAACGGTGGCGTGCATCCTGATCGGGTACCAGATGATGCTGAACTACATGCGGGACCTGGGGGTATTCGACACGGGGACGGCGGCGAAGATGCTGGTGCACGCGAGGCGGACGCTGGTGGACGCCAGCCGGAAGCAGACCAAGGACATGGAGAGCGAGAAGCCGACGCGGATCTTCCTGGACAGCCTGGGCGAGCTGCTGAACAGCCACCAGGCGGCGCTGAAGGATCTGACCAACTTCGAGGCCAAGGATCCGCCGCCCAACGAGCGGATGCTGGGCTGGATGGACGGGGAATACTACTACCTGCTGCCCAACGTGGCCTTCGGCGCGGTGCAGAAGCTGTGCCGGGAGCAGGGGCAGGAATTCCCGGTAAGCCTGAAGGCGCTGTGCAAGCACCTGCGGACGGACGGGGTGCTGCCGGACACGCTGCTGAACGACGACAAATCAACGAAGGTAAAGCGGATAGACGGGAAGCTGATGCGGCTTTTGTGGATCCCGGCGGGGAAGGTAAACGGCCCGAAGGCAGAGACGCAGCAGCAGGAAATGGACTTCACGCCGGTGGATGACGTGGAGCTGCCGGACGAATTCAAGGACTGAGGGGAGGCTTGCAAATGAGAGCGATGACGATCCTGAGAAGGTGCAGGGCGGCGACGGCGGACATCGAGCGGCTGCAGGAGCGGATCGACCAGCGGCGGGACGTGCTCGGCAGTGTGAGCGCTCCCCTGGGAGATCCCAACGGCGGGAGCCGTGTCCAGGGAGACCGGGACAAGATCGGCGCCGTGCTGGGCGACATTGACCAGCTGGAGCGGGAGCTGAATGACCGGAAGGAAGAAGAGCTGGCGGAGAAGGCCGCAGCGGTGGTGCTGCTGGACATGGTGCCGAACCTGGAGCGGAAGGTGCTGTACGACTACTACGTGAAGCGGTGGGACACCGGGGAGATCTCCCGGAGGGAAAAATACACGCCCGGATATGTGCGGAAGACGAAACGGAACGGGGAGCAGCTGCTGGACATGCTGAGCCCGGAACGGGTGGCCGCCGCGCTGCCGGCATGGTACATCAAAGAGAAAGGAGAGGAAAACGAATGAGACAGAAGCACAAGGTGAGGAACCTGCGGGAAGAAAAGGCCCAGGGGCCGGACTGCTGCACCTGCGCCGAGCGGAAAACCTGCGAGCGGTTCGCGGAAAACAGCTTCTGCACCCAGTGGCACAGCCGGGATCCGGAAAAGGAAGGCGTGGATCCGAACCTGGCATGGAAGCGCGGAGATGATACACCGTGGAACTGACGGAACAGATGAGGCTGGACTTTACCGCGGTGCCGCCGGTACCGGCGGACATTCAAACGCCTGCGGGCGAGGGAGATCCTTCGACTCCGCTGCGCTCCGCTCAGGATGACACAGTGGGGGCGGCGGTCGCTCCTGCAGGTGACGGATCCGGAGCGGTGCCGGAAGGCGCTGCCAGGAGACGCGGGAGAGGTCCGGGAAGGCCGCGGGGCATGAAGCCGGGAGTGCCAAAAAAGGCACCCCCGGCCTCGGCGCGTCCGGAGGCGGACGAGGCGGCGGAGAGCACGGCGGTGGAGCGGTGCTTCGCCTACGTTTCGGACGTGCTGGAAGGCAGGATCCTGGCCTGCGAGAAGGTGAAGATGGCCTGCCGGCGGTTCCGGGAAGACCTGGAGAAGAGCGAGAGCGATCCGGATTACCCGTGGGTGTTCGACGAAACGAAAGCCAGGCGGCCGGTGGACTTTATGGAGAAGTTCCTGGTGCCGACAAAGGGCGACTATGACAAGATGGAGCTGATGGGGTGGCAGTGCTTCATCGAGTGCAACATCTACGGATGGGTGCACCGGAAGACCGGCCTGCGGCGGTTCAACGAAGCGCTGATCCTGGTGGGTACCGGCAACGGCAAGAGCACCATGATGAGCGGCAACGCCACCTTCCTCAGCTGCAAGGACGGAGAACGGGGCGCGGACATCTACCTGCTGGCCAACAGTAAAGAGCAGGCGGACATCGTGTACAGCGAGTGCTACGGGCAGATTAAGGAGAGCCCGTACCTGGCGCCGCGGTTCCGGACGCTGCGGGACGGGATCTACTACGACAAGATGGGATCCACCATCAAAAAGCGGTCGAGCGATTCCAAGCGCCTGGACGGCCTGAACCCGCACGGGGCTATTTTTGACGAGATCCACGAATACAGGGACTTCAAGCTGCTGAACATTATCAAGCGGAAGACAGTCAAGCGGCAGCAGGCCATCGTGATCTACATTACCACGATGGGCTGGGTGATCGACGGGCCGCTGGCCTACTACTATGACCTGTTCACGGACGCCATGAGCGGCAAGCTGGATCCGGAGGTCGGCGACCGGATGTTCGCGTTTATCGCTGAGCTGGATCCGGAAGACGACGTGGAGGACTTCAGCAAATGGATCAAGGCGAACCCGGGCCTGGGCGTGGTGCTGGATCTCAACAAGCTGAAGATGGACTGGGAGCGGTGCAAGCACATCCCCAGCGAGCGGGCCGACTTCATCTGCAAGCAGCTGAACATCATGGTGAACGCGGACGACATGGCC